AAATTTCTAGCGATTTTGACTTTCAGAGCGTTCTTCCCACTCATCAACCGCCGCAATTTCAGCATTCATGTATTCGTAAAGCGCATCAACAGGATAACCTTGGATCCCAAGGAACCCGCAACCGATTTCAAAATCGCGTTTTGTGGCACCCATGCGGAGCGCGTCAGACAGAGCAATATATTGCTTGGTGGACAGATACTCTTTACAGTCATTGACGGCTTTGGTTGACTTTTCTGAACCAGACAAAGCGGAGTAATCGATAGTTGATTTCATAATAAACACCTCACATAAAGTTGAGCCCACCCAACCTATGAAGCAAGTATAGTCCACCACCGAATGTAAGTAAAGATTTATTTTCTCAGATAGAACCGATTTTGTAGTGGGTCTTCATCATAGTCGTGCTTGATTTGCATCGCCATGGCTTTACAACAATCTGGACAGTAATGATACGTGTGAATCTCTCCAGAGAATTTCCAGACGGTTGATCGGCAGATCGTTTTGACGGGAATGATCGACTCGCAAACGAAACATGTGTGTTCCTTACGAGTCTTCACGAATTTGTCCTTGAACAACAGGTCATCCGGTTCACCGAAGTCGCCTTCAAATGGATCGTACATCAAAGCCAAGGATTGCTCTTCTTCAGTGATCATGGTTGATACTCGTTCTGATAGAAGTCATAGAAGAACAGGTTCGATGCGTCCTCACCATACGGAAATGGTGCTGGACAGTATCGGTTCGCGTTGATGATATTCACAGTGCGCTCCGAACGAAATATTTCTCACCGCACAGCATATTCCACTCTTTACGAGTGATTCCAACTGTATTACCATCCCGCTCAAAGATTTTGTGACCAGTGACGGATTGTCCGGTTGCCAGTCGAACCATATCGACGATCGCACCATATCCTGGTTCCCACCCAGTCAATGACAACATACATTTGTTACCGGTTGTTTCTTCGATCCAGATGGAACCAAACGGATACTTCATCATTTCAACAGCTTGGTCCAGACTGATGAACTGAATCTGAGAACCACGCAACAGTTCTACTTTCAATTGCTTGTCAGATATCGCCTGAATCGGACTTGGGCAATGGTTGCTGACTAGAACAAACGAAGTCCATCGTTTGCCAGAAACCAACGAGACGAATACATAACTTCCAGTGAAGATTGCCCGTTCTGTATCAGATTTCTCAACATGAAGTTCAACAAGAATATGAGGCTCACCGGAGTCATTTATTATAACAACAGAACCAACATCAAGAATAGTCATCAATCAATCCTCGACTCATCGTAACATTCAACACCCAACCGCTCAGTTAACACTTTAGCATCCACACGAGCGCCAACTTCCGCAATATCCATCGACTGGGCTGCGATTCGTCCTGGCATCCACAACTCAAGACCGCCATTATAATGCTTACTGAATGAGTTGGTTGCTAACAACAGTTTCGCCAGCTTTGTGTTGGTTCGTATCGGAATTCGAACCCAAGCAAATCCAATAGCGCCACGATCACCATGTTCAGAATGATAATCAACACAGGCTTTATGAGCTTGATTCAACGTATCACGAACAATTGAATCGACTTCATCTTGAGTGAATAAACGTTTCAGAGTAGTCATAATTAACGGATCCGTGAAATTGGGTTGGAAAATTCGTTTGTTAATTCATACCACGCATCATCAGAGATGATCAAGTTGCCGCCATTCCTATGGGAAACTTCTAACCAAGGACAGGTGGTTTCAGACATTGTCTTACCAGTTTCGGTGTTCACCAAACCAACAACCAAAGTTTTGCCGCCGATGGAGTCTAACTGACTGAGCATCAAGACAATACCACACCACATCCACTTTGAACCAATTTCGTATCGGTCGGACAGAACCAATTTTGGTTCAACCGAAATGAACTCATTATATGTTGTGATATTGTTGTTCCAGACTTCGTCAGAGATGAACGGAATTTTAGCGGAGTCCATGAACTCTACTGTTACAGGGTGTGCCCAACGATTACCCGAGTCCAAGTTGACCAAACACACTCGACAAGAAGTTTCCGTATGACCAAACGCAGTCAGAACATACACTTTAGAAGTATCTTCGGCTAGAACGTAACGCTGACCAATTAAGTATGACATGATGTAGACCTCACAATTGAACCAATGTAGCAATGATAACTATCTAATACGAGCTCGTAAAGAAGTTTACCGAACTCTTTCCAAATTATACAACAAAGGAATGTTGTTCAATTCGTCCCAGAATTCCGGAGTAACCAGTTTCGTGTCGATTTTAGATTGATCGTTGTACTCATACAAATACTGACCAAAGTTTACAGCTACACCCGTCTTCATATCAATCATGGCTGCAGATGTAAGGAAGTGAGTACTATCTATCATGTTCTCGTGGAGTCTGGTTAACATGAATGTACCGTTGTCATTCTTCCAGCACGTAGAGAACCGAAGTTCCGACGGATTAAGTTCTTTCGGAATAGATGCTGGTTGTGTTCTGCGGAATCGGGTTCCACTACAAAGTAATTCAAATTCGCTCGGGTGGATCGCCGGATGACCAGTTGCTTCATGAACCGATACAGTTACTGGTGTGTGCCAGCGGTTGCCTGTGTTGAACCCAACCAACGCCACATCAACAAGATGATCCCGACGATTGAACTCTACCAACATGTATGGTTCATCAGATTCCTTGGAGTTCCATAACGACCCAATATCATAACTCATTTCATACACCTCAAAGAGTAAGCCAATTGACGTAATTATACTCATCAATTGGCTCTTGGTAAAGGAATTCTTAGAAGAATTCGTCCAGTGAAGACTTATCGGTCAGACCCCACTTCACCGCATCCATCAATGAAGTCAATGGAGCTAAGAACGCCTTCTCGAACTGAGTTTCATAGTCAATGTAATTCTGAAGATTCAACTCCTTCGGCGGTCGGTCTACGAACGCAATAGCAGCCGCATGATATGGGTTGGGCTTCATGTAACAGAACAACACCTTATCACCAGAAGTGATCATAGGAATGTCCTGGATCCCCATCTTAGATACGGCGGTGTTGTGAGCAATAGCTGCTCGAACATGACCAGGACATCCTTTAATCGGAATACCATCAGCACCGACGTACTTCTCAACGTTATTCACCGAGCGAGGGAATGAGATCGCTTCCAGAGGCATCGTCTTGAAGTCCTTCTGGAACACTTCAACGTAGTCTCGAAGTTCCTGTTCTGTTCCACCCAGTAAGATATCGAGTGACTTCAAGAGGGCATCACGAACCACCTTCGGTGTGGACGACTTCTGGGTCTCGATTCCTGTCACCTTCACCTTCGGATGATCGTATCGCACTCCTTCCATGTCCCACACATGAAGTGCGTACAACTTTTTAGCTTTCCAAATCCCTGATTTTGCTATACATTCTCTCTTGGCCCCTAGGGCATTCTGATAGAAGTTCATATAGTCGCCGAGATTATCAAGCGTTGTTCTGATACACTTCTGAACGTTCTCGTTCACGAATTTGTCGATGAAATCTACCAGTTTGTCTTCTGGAATCTTATGTTTTGTCTTCATCAATTGAACAAATTCTTCAATCACAAAATAGCAGCTATCAGTATCTCCGTAATGATATATCGTTTTTGGATCACCACCACCGATAGATGCGATATATTCCGAGATCCCAGCCCCCAAAGTTTTGATCATTTGTTGACCAGAAATGGTAATCGCCTCTGCATCACGAGTTCTGTAGTGACGGAAGTAGTTGTTTGCTAAAGCTCCATACAACGAATTTAGAAGTACTTTTTTCGCACCTTGAGACGTACCCTTCAGATCGGCCTCGGACTGGAGTTGTTTACCATATGATAACAATTCCTCGGTAGACATTGTAGAAATATCTTGATTCATTCAGACTCCATTAAAACGAATACGACACACCACGCGCAGATAGCTCGTGTTTGACTTTCTCTAACTCAGACTTCGCCTTCAACATGTCCTTCTTGTCAGACTTACGGCCCGAGTAAAGTTCATCGATCAGAATAGACAGGATACCTTCACGTTCTCTGTGATAGAACTCGCCGTTGGCTGTAACCGAAACGTTGTGTTCTTTTGCTGCGGAAGTATCGACAAGTTGGTTCACCAACTGATCAACACCAGACAGCTTGATCTTATCCCTCAGTGCGTGAAGTTCTGGGGTCATCTCTTCTGGACGCACGTAAGTATCTGGGCCAATGTTAAACGATCGAATGAGGGTAGGATACAGGCTGTCCGCATCGACTGAGATGTTCCAACCCACTCGACCAGGAACAACTTCCTTCACATACGCACCTTCGTATGCTTCTGATTCAGTATGTGGTGGAGCAAATGGAACCGCAATACCCTGTTCAATCAGACGATTCGCAATGATCACGTCCCATGTTTTTACAGGAGATGATACATCGTCATAATTGATCTTGGCGAAGTAGGAAACGTTCATGATCAGACTCAGAAGGCCCAACTTCTTATCCAGACGATGAACTAGAATCGCATCTTTACAGTTGTATTCAAAGAACAGTTGAGGATTCTCTTCATACAATGCGAACAGGTTGCCGTCATATTCCAACTTACGTTCCCCCAACTCTACCCACGCAATATGATCGAGTTTGTAACTTTCTCGAGTCACGAAGGTGTGTTTCTGATAGAGTGCGATGTAATCAAGTACAGAGATTCCCTCGAATGTATAGGTGGTCTCTTCTCTACCGAATCTTCCGGTGAAAGTCTTCGCACGAATTGATCCGTATGGAGACAGCTTCTTAGCCCAGTCCTCACCCAACACATTGACAATGCGGTTCACCAAGTAGGGTATGTCGAATGTTTCAATGTTCCAACCAGTCAGGATTTCTGGATTGACCACACCCCAGAAGTGAATGAACGCACACAACAGTTCCTTCTCAGACTGATACGATTTGAATACGATCGGGAGCTCGTACTCTGTGGTCATCTTGGCTACATCGAATTCGCCCAGACCAAAACAGACACACTTACCGTCATACACCACACCGATCGCATTGATTGGCCACCTGGCCTCAGACGGTTCTGGGAACTCTCGGCCACCGTGTTCATTTTTCGCTACGGCAACTTCTATGTCGAAGTTGAACGAGCGCACCAGTGATGGATCATACTCGATCTTTCCTGGATACCATTCCGCAATCGCAGAGTATTCAAAGTTCGGGAAGCCATGAATGTCGAAGTTCGCTACACCCTTATATTGCTTCGCGAACTCTCTGGCGTCCTTTGGGGAATCGAAATGAATTGGTTTGACCGGTTTGCCGTCGATAGACTTGTACTTGGTTTCTTCGTTGGAGTTCATGAACAGGGTTGGTTCATATGGTAGTTGTTCGAAGAACTGTTTACCATCATCATACCCTCGTACATATACGCGGTTTCTCAATAAAGAGAAATTGGTGTAGAATTTCAAATTAGAACCTCGGTGGGATTTACTTTTTACAGACGGGAATAGAGTATAACAAGAAGAACGATATCATACGCTAAAAGTTCGGTAAAGTAAATGAAAATCTGTCGTCTAGTTGGATACCGAATTAACCGAAGCATGCGGAAGATATAGCAAGAGCACACAACGAGGAGACCTTCATATCCTCTGTATATGCGTTCTTGCTTGTGCTCGGTTCTATAGACCAACAGAGGAGAGCTTACTACCGAATTCCTATACGATGTAACTCGTTCAGTAATTTGGTCTTAAGAATGGTTCGATCTAGACCCAAATCGTACTTCGTGAACAACGACTCAACAACTGAGTCAACTCGCAGCAGAGGATCCGAGTACTTCGACAATTGAACAGCGTAGGCTTCCACTTCTACTGTGGCTCTGTAGTTCTTGTTGAATAGGTACAAGAACGAATGAACACCAGCAGTTCTGAAGTATTGTTTACAATGAGTCAGTTCATGTTCAATGATACCCTCGTCAGAGATATACTTCGGACGGATGATACAGAACAACCCATTCGATTGACCACCACTCCAGTCTTTCAGAAAGCGATTGGTCCAGAAGATTGGAATCGGGATGAACCCAAAGATCTTACGGAATGTTACCATGCGTTACTCCTTCTGTTGAACATTCGGCCACGGATTCTTAGCCATGTCCAGTTTCACATTGTCCACTTGAGCCAAAGTGCGTTGATGGATCAGGTTGTTAGCAATAGTTGTTGCCTTCACATTATCACCAGTCACAATGGCATCTACTAGTGGTTTGATTGAGTCTGTCATATCACTTCTCTATCTTGTGTTGAATGTAAGTTGATCGAGTCTGGGAGTACCCAACGACTCTGATGTACGATAGTATTGCGTGAGCACGTTTACGAGAACCGTTCTTCATGGTGCGATGGATGTCTCGGATCATGAAAACAGATCCAGGACCAGTGGCGACTACTTTGTGATCAGAATAGACCTCAACATCACACCCGAATTTGATGCAATGTTGAGCCTTTCTATCAGACGCTTTGATCAACCAACGAGGAACGATCTGACCCGCTTTGAAGGATCTGATCATCTTGAGATTTGATTACCTTGTACTTGAGTGATACCCAACCGTTCTTCGGATCGATGTCGTGAACCACCTGAATGACCTGATCGCCGATCGAAGGAAGTACACCATCCACAAACTGGGTGCGTAACATTTCTTCCGGTGTTGGGAATCGGTTGTCACATGTCTTAGCGAACAGAAGATCAGATTGAAGTTCCATCAGTTGCGACCCGAAGAACCGAAGCCACCAATGCGATTAGTTTTCTGTGTCGGTGGAGTAAAGATTTCTTTGATCCCGTGTTCCAGATCCTTCACCAGTTCGGCCTGACACAAACGGTCATCATGACTGATGTATTGATCGATGTCGGCGCCATTATACAGAATAATCATAGACGGATCGATGTAGTCCGCATCGATCACACCTTCCATGTTACCCAGCACCAGTGCGTTCTTGAACGACAGACCAGACCGAGGATGGAATCGAGTCGAGAATCCTTCTGGAATGTCCAGGATCAGACCTGTTGGAACCAGTACCCGAGCATTCGCTGGAATTTCAGCACGACCACTGATGACTGGAACTGTAATTTTGTTGTTGTAGGAATCGTACCCATTCAACACAGAGACATCCATCAGACACGCACGCAGATCGAAACAAGAAGCAAAGCCAGTTGCTTTCTCAGGGATACTCGCGTGTTCACTTACACGATACACACCCAACTCAGGAACGATTGACATAGTAACAACTTCTCCACATAATTAATGAACTGTGTGTCCCACAGTGTAGTTTGATTTCAGAACCCACTCGTGTTTCTCACGATGCGGGATAATCTTGATTCGGTTCAGAGGAATCATGTCGGTAAACTTTTCAGGATCTTTGATGTCGATCAAACCCCAATCTTTCAGAAGGCAAGCGATGCGGTTGCGGCGCTGAATGTCTTCCAACTCAACAGATGACTCTTTACCATCCAGTTTGAACAGTTCACCAAACCCACAGATGTAATACTTACCCTGCTTATGTAAGATGTGACAAGATTGGATTAACGTTTTACTGTTCTTAGCAGTCAGACCAATTCTGGTCAGTGTTTCTTTCACCCGCAGGAAGTCTTCAGGTTTCTTCAGAGTGACTTCCAGAAAGTCAGCCACCATCAATTCTCGTTCGGCATTCATAATATAAGTCCTTGTTCATAATGTATAATTTAGCCACTTCCGGACTCCGTGGATCTTCTTACTTAATCTTCCCACCCTTACAAGTGCGAATATGTTCCATCTCTTCCCTTGAGATAAGATCAATGATGCGCTCGGCTTCCTGCTTGTTGATCTGATAATATTCTGATACCGCATCGATGTCATCAGACTTTACTTCTTTCACCCACTTACCGTATCGCTTACCCGCCTTCAACACATGGAATAGAAAGTCGTAATGTTGACGCTTGGTGAACGCTTCTGGAGTTACATTCAAGATGTTCGCCCAGAGCACGTCCGATACATTGTTGGATAACGCACGAGTAACCATGAACGGATTGTAGTTCTTCTCGAACTCGTCATCCAGTTCAATCAATCTGGACTTCTTAGACGTCAGGTCACCGACATATTGAAACAGTCCAAATTCATCACTCATCGAAACTGTACCTCACCCATGAGTTCCACTACCGCCGCAGCAAAGTTCAATTGTTGATCAGCAACGGTAGCCGATTGGAACTGGTACTTCGCCAGCACCAGAATCGCAGGAGGAATGGATGACGGTTCAATTCGGTCATACATCAGCTCGTACAACTGACCATAGAAGGTTTCCCAATCTACGCCCGCATTTTCACCGATCCACTTCCGAGCATTAGCAAAGTTACGTTCTTTCATCGCAGTGAACAGTGTTTCCACTTTGACATCAGCGATGGTAGACAGAATGCCAGCATCAATACAACCCGATAACGAATAACGTTGAAGTTCATTCAATGTCTTACGATAGTCTGGGTGATACTTGGATACGAACTGTAAGACCGCCTTCTTGTCGTATTCAACTTCTTCTTTATCCAGAATCTCAAACACACGGATGGTGAACTGTTTCAGAAGGTCTTTGCGTTCATCTTCTGGAATCTTGAACTCTATGGTAGAGAACCGAGAACGGATTGGTTCGATCAGTTTTCCAACATAGTTACATGTCATAATGAACGTGATATTGGAGTACTGTTCCAGTAAACCTCTGCAACCTTTCTGTGAGGCTAAACTCAGAGAATCTGCTTCGTCCCAGAAGACTACTTTGGGTTTGTCGTCTAGGGAAACCGATGAACAAAATCCAACGATCTTGTTTCGGATATCATCGATGGAGTTGTCTAATGACGCATTGATAAACAGAACATCATACCCCAACTGTTTACATAGACACAAAATGGATGTCGTTTTTCCAGATCCTGGCTGCGTTGAGTGTAGCAGTAAGTTCGGAATTTTACCAGTGTCCACGATTTTCTGGAACTGCGTTTTCAAATCGACAGGTAAGATACATTCCTGAATGGTTTGTGGTCGGTATTTGATCCCCCACACACTGGCCTCAGAAAGATCTTGTGTCATGATACTCATAGTAAAGACTCCACATTGATGTATTGAATATGATTGAAGTATTGCTCAAATGTAAGCAAAAGTAAAGGATAATATGATACCGAGTTATGCTTAACAGCAAGACCATAGAGCAATCGTTAACAACGAGGAGACACTCATATCGATCAACACCAAGGAATCGTGCAGTGGTCTTGCTGTTAAGCATAACTCGGTATCATAGACCAACTACTTCAGAGTTGGTATCTCATCAGGCGCTGCTACTGCGAATTTGCCGTCCTTCTTATACCAGATATTTTGGTTAGATGATCCCCGATATGGTACTGGAGACAGATCCTTCTCATACTTACCATCCACCAACGCATCGATGTACCACAACAGTTCTGAATAATGATCAGACACATAGTCCATGGTGTAACCTGTCCAGACCCAGATGGTCTTGGTCGGATGAACCAATTTGGTTGCCTTGATCAGACGGAGCACTTCTGGATAGTTACGTTCCATCAGAGGATCACCACCCAGGACAGACAGACCGGTAATGAACTGATCATCTAACGCAATAAGGATGTCTGATATGGTGTCGACCGTGAACGGCTGACCCGCATCATAACGGAATGCTGTTGTGTTGAAACATCCCTTACACAGATGTTCACAACCAGACACAAACAGTGAGACTCGAACTCCAGGACCATCTGACTGACTCACCTTGATCAAATTGGAATAGTTCATAATGTATACCTCGCAGTGATTAACAACTCAATGATAGTTGGAAGTTCTCAGAAAGTAAAGGGAGCTTCGGCTCCCTCTGAAGAGTTACATCGAAACTCGATCCGACACTTCCGCAAACTTAGAGTCATTCAATCTTGTCCCACCCTTAGACCGAGCGATCGATAAATATCCACAATTTCTTACGATCGTTGTAATGTGTTTACTACCACAAGTCGGACAAACGGTTGTGTCATTCTCATCGTCCCAACCACAATCATCACACATCGTCAGGTCGAAGTTAACACCCTGATACAGACCCAATTCCATACCACGCAACACAATGTTCTTCAATCCTTCCAGATTATACCGACCTCTGATTCGATTGTAAACAATATGGCCACCATTGACCATGTGGAACAGTTCTTGTTCGGTGTCTTGTTTGGTGTACGGATCAATCTGAGCACTCACATGACGATGGAAGCTGTTGGTGAAGTACAACTTGTCGCTCACACCAGGAATGACTCCATACTTCGCACGGAACTGTCTCAACTGAGTTCCACACAAGGATTCAGCAGGAGTACCATACAACGCATACATCCGACCGTCTTCTTCCTTCGCTTTCTGAATGTAATCGTTGATGAACTGAACCACCGGAATGACCGCATCATTACCATACTCGTGAAGTTGTTGTCCAGTCATTAACACGTTCAATTCATTCAGTGCGGTTACACCAAACGACGCAGTGAAGGCATCAACCAGAGCACCAATCGGTTCGTTCGGTTTGAGCGTACCACCCAGTAACCCGCCCTGAGTAAACGCCAGTGGATTGGTTGAGGCAGGCGCACGGCTCAGATATTCATACCGACGATACAGGAAGTTCCGAATCAGATCCAAGTAACCAGTCAACACAGACTCGAAGGCTTCACCGGACTCTTTTGCTTTCATCCAGATCATTGGAAGGTTCAACGATACCGCACCAATGTTGGCTCGTCCCACCGCAATCCCACGGCCCGTGATTGGATCTTCGTATTCGGACAGGTACGCACGACAGCCCATCGGTGAAGTTACTACGCCATGTTTCTTGAAGATTCGAGAGACATCACCCACAGTATCGATCGCCAAGTAGTCTGGATACATTGCCTTTGATGAACAACGAATCGACAGGTCAAACAACTCTTTCATCTCTGGTCGTTGGTGTTGTTCTTTAGAGTAAAGATATACCAACTTAGGAAACACTACAGGACGATGGTGTTTACCCTGACCATTCATTCGAACGTTCAACAATGCTTCTGCCACCATCACCTGATAGTCGATGTCTTCTTCCGGTGTGTCGTGGATATTCGCAAAGGACATGGTGGTGAACGCAAAGTCACCCCGAGAGCAAGGAACAGTGTTGAGTTTCATCTCGATCGACTGAAAGCCTTGAATCAGTTCTTCACGAACTTTATCATAGACGTAGGTGTCACTCTTGATCCCGTACTTCGCAACGTCTTGCTGATGTAACAATGCGGACTTCTTGACATAGGGAACCAGAATCTTGTCGATCTCGGCGATGGTGAATCCACCGAATTGTTGAGCGGTAGCCGACAGAGCAACATCACCAATGACCTGAAGTGCGGACAGCACGGTTTTCGGTTCGATATACTCAATGTTGGCCATCTCGAACCCACCCTTCAGTAGATTACCAATGTCGAACAGACAACAGTTGATTTGTCGGAACAGCAGGTTGGTCAGATCATGAACGTAGATGTAACCGTCTTCAATCGCCTGAAGTTCGGCACGGTTCATCTCGTACTTCTTGTACAGTTCTTTTGTCAGGTAACCACGGATCAGCGAACCCTTGGTGGAGTTCAGGGAGGAATCAAAGTTGGCGTTCTCTCGGTCACCCAGATACATCGCGTCATGGGCTTGTTTGTAGATGTGTTCCCAAGTCTCAGCGAAGTCTTTCTTGTAATTGCGATAGTCTTTGTAAGCACGAGCCACCCGAGCATTGATCAGGTGTAAGTTGTTTTCTACTGCGGAATGGATCTGACTTACGGTTCGAGTTGGAAGTCCATCGTCTAGCTCTTCTTCGACTGCTTCCTTCAATGTGGCGAAGTCTGACTCAGTGAGTTCCACACTACAACGCTGAGCAGTTTTGCTGACGGCATCTACGATCTTGGTGAAATCGTAGTCCATCTGGGCACCGTTCTTCTTGATTACTGTCTTGGTCATTCATTTGCTCCAACTGATTCCGGGTGACTATTTAACAGATGTTCTGAGAGCTCTTCGACATGATGAGCGATATCAAGTAACGACACATCTTTACCCAACAGTTGGATATCGGCGCCAATATCAAACAACACCTGATCGTGATTAGATCCCATGATGGAGTCCTTGGTCAACAACGCAGAGATCGGTCCAGATTGATCGTACGAGCGCATCAGTTCTTTGTATTGTTGCTGAGCCAATGGTTTCAACTTGAACACAGACAGTGGGTCCATGATTGGGTCGATCAGAACACAACCTTCCGCATGTAACGCACCCATCTGGTGAGCCCAGAATGAACCGTAACCGATCCCAACGAACATGACCACACGAGTATCTTTGTCATTGATGAGCGGGCGTAGTTGTTCATTGAAGGTCTTCATGATACCATATGGATCATCGTAGAAGTTCTCATAGTAATCGACTGGGACGACATTCCATCCCTCGTTACTTAAAAGAGAACCGATTTGTGTTGAGAGTGGAGAGTTGATCTCGGAGTTCGAGTTTGGAAATATTACACAGAGTTTCATCAGAAGGAATTCTCATGTTTGAGGAAAGGTTTACAGAAGGAGGGAAACAAGAAAGGGAACCGAAGTTCCCTGTTTACGAGGAGGAGTTACTGGTTGAGCCAGGATTGTACTTCAGATTTCGTTTTGGAACCGACCAGAACTTTGACCGGAGTGGTTCCGTCTTTCAAATAGATCAGAGTTGGAACACCACGGACTCGCCACTTGGCAGCCAGTTCTTTGTGAGCATCCACATTGATCTCTTCAACTTCAACGCCACCCAGATCCATATCTTCTAGAATCTGAGCCATCGCTTTACACGGTTCACACCAAGGAGCAGCAAACTTCAGGATCTTGTCTGTCATCGCTTACTCCTCGATCACAGCAACGATATCATCTTGGTTCAAAATGACATACTGTTGACCCTGATCTCGAACGACAGTTCCTTTGCTCCATAAGCAAGAAACCACATCACCAACAGACACCAAGGTTGCATCTGGACCCACCGCAACGACGATGCCCGAGGAGGAACCATTGATCGACGGGTCTTGAAGAATGATACCCGATGCGGTTTTATTTTCTTGCTTCTTTTCTACTACAACTACTAACTTACCTAACGGACGCAGCAATATCTTACCCTCTTGGATTGTATCGTTCTTTGAATACGGTCTCCATCATGATACCATGTGGAGTAATTGTTGTACATGATAGGATGGACTTCATGATCGCTGGAGAGAACCCAGAGACCATCATTACACCCAAGTCATTGTATTTGACTGGAATATTACTTGGAGTACCATTCAGGTTCCAGAACACTAATGTTGGAACCTCGTACCCAGCAGAATCATACTCGGTCTTGATCGCGGCCACATTATCTGAATCCAGGCCACCGTTTCTTCGATATGCACTCATAATCTGACATTGATCAAACTCCATGTCAGACAGAATGATTAACATGGTTGGCATCTGATCGGCAGGGACAGACAGGTTCTTTGCTTGAGTCAACATGGTCTTGAACACACCGAGGAGATTGGTGTTCATGTCTTCACCAGAGCAGTCAGTGATCGTGTATCGGTTCTGTAGTGAACCCGTGAGTGAATGAAAGTTCGGCTTACCAGAGAACGATATGAACTCGTTCTGGAAGATCCCAACGTTACGTTCCGCAATGTACAGACCCAGACCGATAGCAGCATCTTTACATGTGGTTTTAGATGAACCGATGTTGGCATTCTCCATCGAACCAGAAACGTCGATCACCGGAAGAATACGATGTTCAGTATTGGTCATCCAGTTTGGTAACGCCTTCCATTGTTCTTCCGCAACTTCTACGACCCCATTAACCAACGATTTGATGATGTCGTATGGGTAGACTACACCAGCATTGATCTTGGCTTCGCCCTTCTGTAATGACTCGATGTACTCACGATAGCGAACTTCATCATTACGGAAGAAGGTTTTCTGATAACGAGCAGCAGCGACAGAAGGTAACTTACCGTAGTCGACTTGATCGAACTGACGAGCACACAGCTTCTGTTCCACCGTATCAGAAGTAGACACCAACAGAGAACGCAGATGTTGTGGTTTACTGAAGCCCACATGTTTGCGCAACTTGTTGAATACTTCACCCTTACGAGGGATCCACTTCGCTGCGAGTGCGTTACCCATCGCCAGATGATAACTCAGACGATCTAACGCATCAGTCTCATACTTGGTGTTCATGAAAACGAACAGATCGTCGAACCGACCCAGCTCTGGAATCAGATAGATTACCTGACGAACGATGGACTCATCCTCAATCAATAGAACCAAGTCTCGGAACAGTTGACGTTCACCAGCACCTTCACGAACATCACGAGACCACAACAGAATTCGAGTAGCCAGCTCTGGGTCTTCACCATATGCCTTCAGAAATGGGACAGACAGATCTTTACCTCGGGACGACCCAATCAGAAAGAACAGGTCGACGCAAGCATTGGACGAGGTGGAGTGAGTGGACGCACCATTGGCGGTTACTGAATCGTTGGTGGTGACTGCTTGGAACAGAGTGGACATGATGAATCCTTCATGAAAGAGTAAGAACGGGTAGAGGTTCTTTTGGAGCAAGAGGCGAGCAATGAACGAAGTCACGTCGCAGACATTAGAGTGTGGGTTGCAGCACTCTACCCTCAATCTTTAGAGGGGAACCGAAGCTCCCCTCGTTTGGAACACAGTATTACTTGATTGTGATGACACCAGTTTCTGGGTCTTGGTGAACACCGAAGCCCAAAGATTTGTTCATTGTACGAACCAGTTTACGAGCACGACGTTGAACATTTTCTTTTTCTGAACCAGAAGTAGCGATGTCGTTGTCGATGATCAATTGTTGAACCTGTTCGATGGTACCCCCAACAGTCAACAGAGTCACACATTTAGCACGCAGGGAGTCATCTTTAGGTAGACGACTGGTTTCCTTGGCTTCGAATGTATAGTTAGCTGAGCGATGTTTACGAACCACAGATTCAGTAGGTTGATCCACAACCGGAGTTTCCTGACCAACAACCACTGGAGTAACTTCAGCAGGCGTAACTTCAACAACCTCTTCCACCACAGGTTCAGCAAAGGAAGCAATCAATTTAGCCTGAGCATCTTCGAAGGTTTCCGCTTCCAGGATGGTTTCGATGAGGTCGTTAGCACGTTCACCGATCTTTTCAACTAAGACTGTGGTAAAACGTTTGATCGCGGCATCTTTAGACGCAGGACGTTTTACTTCAGTTTCAGTAACGATTGATGACAGAGTAGCGATTTGTAAGTTAGTGATTGTAATGTTCATGATTTGTAACTCCACATATTGAATAAGACACTTGATTTTGAGTGAGGCGGTTTCCTCAACCCATGAACATATAATAGTTGATCCTCTGATGGAACGAAAGACCAATTTGAAGATTTCTTCGAGAAAGTTACAGACTACGGGGTTCTTCAATCGCTCTACCACTGAGCTACCAACAGATACACTCTGTGAGAGGGACTCGAACCCTCGACCAATTGTTTGAGTAAGAAAATTGTTGCGGTAAGTAGTCTTCGAAACTTTAACAAGAGGCGACCAAACAGACAGTATCATTTCATGACAGAAAGTGGGTTGCTGTAAACTGTCTTCATCGATCTATTGAACAGGGAGCGGGTCTTTCCTTAATATGGAAGATTGTTGCTGGATGCTCCCCTCACCAATTCTTTACATCACGCGGTCATCTTCGGCCAGTTCACGAAGAGTACGTGCCACGTTGCGTGCATCTTGAAGCGACTGAGATTCTAAGAAGGCGTCATAGTCGTTGATCATACCCAACATGGCTTTGTTAGATGACCAACCAGAAATCATGACAGAACGTTCAGTAGCAGTTAACAATTTATTCATTGAGGGGAACCTCTGTGTAGAGTTATTTAGACTTGAGTTGATGGAATCAGGCGAGCTGAACCAATGACTGAAGTTTCTATTAATTTGGGTGAAAAGTAAAGAACTATTTGGTCCCGATTATGCTTAACAAGCGGAACGCTTCACGATTGAATAATTTGGGGAGACACTCATATTGATCAATGAGTAGAAATCGTGCAGCGTTGGTTATATAGACCAACAGAGGAGAATTAGATGGTGAATTTTGACGCAGAAGGGTAGCGAATCCACTACGTCGGGTATCACCAGACCCACTCGGCCAGTAACCTACGGTCCTATGGCAAGAGTTCTTTTGATGTGAACCTATTTAGTGGGATCATATATCCCAACGGAAGTCTGTCGGTTCACGATAGAACATGTCGCCGTCCGAATCGATGTCCAAGTAGTAAGGAAATGACACATCATTGTGAGATGGAACGAAACCCAGAGTCGGAGTACCATCGCCCCATTCCGTGCCCAGATCCGCATGCGCTTCTAGAAACGTTTGCTCATCACTTTCATCAGCAACCTGAACCAATGCGAGGAACATGAAAGGAACAGTTCCATCAATCGCAGGTTCTTTACATTCGCAGTCGTTACAACATTCTTCACACATTACTTCAACTCCAGAAATCGGGCTGGGTTGCCCGATGATATTGACAATACACAAAATGATCTACCCACGTTTGATCCACTTCGTCGGGAAGATCCGTGCTGTCGAGATATGGTCGCAACATTTCTATTTGAAGTTCAATTAGATGGCGGACATCATCGTTCCAAGTAACATCTCTACCCATCTTGATACCCAACATGATATCGATGGATTCATTGTCGAATGGATAGATCAAATCCCCTGTGATCAGGATCTCCAACATCTGCTGACCCGCTCGGAACGCATGAGAAACGTCTTTCCAATTGATGTCTTCATTTCGCAGAGCCTTCAAATAACGTTCACCCACCTTCGAGAACTTCTGTTCTGCTGATGGAAGTACCGTTTTACCTCTTGAACGCAGAGGATACTTCGCACCAAACACAGTGACAAAGTCTTCATCGACTACTGCGAACTCTTCCAGCTGGTCAATAAAGGTTTCCAACTTGTCTTCGGAATGACTCTTCAACAATTCGATCATCTGAGCAAGGTTGTCGATTCGAGTACCAGTCAGTCCATAGCGAACCACTTGGTCTTCCATGTAACTGACACACGTTCGGATCATTCGCTTGGTGTAGAATCGGTGACGGTTCTCACGCAGATATTCCCATACTGGAGACATGATCATCGACCGTTCTTTTGGACAGTGTATCATGTCAATCGCCACAGTCTTACCTTCGGACAATAGACCACAGAAGTATTGAAGACTCATCATCTCATGATCAACATCTTCGGATGTATTCTTTCTGGAACCATCGGAAGTGGATCCTTTGATTGTTCCAACACAACGTTGAAGAATGATATCTTCCTTCGATGGAATGAACACACCCTTGACATCGACATCAGAGTTTGGTGTCTCTAGACCATAGAGGTGCGACCCAAACTTACATTGAAAAATTGGTGTCATAACAGATCGCCTCAATTTCTAACTCACCAGTGTAATGAACACCCAGTTGATTCACCGTCGCACCAGACTTCAGAACACACCCAGTACCGAATTCGAACATGGAGTTCACCAATCGATCCAGATCACAATGACCAACACTATAACGCATGAGGTGCCAATGAATGTCTCTCAGTTTGTCCTCTGGCGAAAGTCTCGACTGGCGCATAGGAACATTGAGTTCACCTCTACTGAAATCATCAAACAACCCAGACTCAATCTCACGAGCAAAGAATGGTGGGTAGTATTCTAACAACTTCTGTCGGATTTTCAGAAAGGTTTCCTGAGTTGCTTGCTCGTGAAGAAACGGAGTCAACACCTCATACATCGTGTTCAGATAGACCGAGTTGGTCTTCAGTTCTTGAAGTCTCACTGGTCCATGTCCTCTAGATCCAACACATAGATCTCAGCAGTTTCATACGGACCTTCAATGGTGATCACGTTGTTAATCTTCACCAAAGAGTTCAGCAGCACTTCACCAGTGTAAACCTCATGAAGCATTCGGAACACAGCGAACTGAATTTCTTCAGATTTGGACTGAGTACCCAACATGGTATGACTGGAGCACACCCTGAGTGTATCCGCAACCGACATACCATGATCAGTGATCGGAGCGAATCTAACAACAACCACATCCTCTTCGATGTGGTATGTCAGTGTGTTTCTAACGGTTGGTGGAAGCACATCCAGAGCTCGATCATTAACTTGACGACGGTCACGATATTCCCCAGAATGTTCTGACATTTCGTCAAGCACATTCATGTAGGTTCCGATCGCCAACGAGTTGGTTCTAGGATTTGTCAGTTTCAGTGGTGGTCGAACTTTCCGTTTGAGCTGAACCGTTACTGGTGTCTGAAATAGAGTCATCATTTACCTCGACTGACTTGTTCTTCTTACCGAAGATTCGATCATAGTTGTCAGCATAGTTCTTGTTAGCAACCTTGGAGATCAATGAATCGCCGGTGATGTCGTTCTTTGCAGCCATTACACGAACTCCTTCTGAATTCGGTTGGCTACTTGAGAAGCAATCTTCCCATCATATAGACCAGCGTATTCGGTCTTCAGAAGTAACATCATTTCTTTCATTGCGGTCAAACCAGAATCCCGAAGAATGTCTTCTATTTTCTCTTCAGACAACTGATCCATGATGTACTTCTCCAACAGAGACAGTTCGATCTTAGCATTGGTTACAGTCAGTTCATCTTTTGAGAATTGAATGACTTCCTTTGCGGCTTCCACGAACTTCTTAGCCGTTTCTGACACCAATACGTCAGGTGGATTAGAGTGAACCTTTCGTTGGATATCAGCGATCAGACAAGATAGCAAGTTGGTTCGAACTGTCTCGTGGTTCTTGCGAGCTTCTAGTCGATCAGATTGTAATACTTTGAACAATGGGTTCTCCTTCAGTTAAGCTCCAGATATTTCTCCAGAGTCTCGAATGATACGTTGTATCGTTTGTTATTCATGATGACTGGAATCAGACCAGTCATGTGGGATTCACATGTCAATGAAGTTGAGTAACGAATGTTGACATTATCGGTTGTAGAACACAGGTGAGTTGCGTTGTAAGAGTCGACGAAGATCCGATCTAGGTAGCTGGTCATATCTAACATCCCGTATCGGAAGTTCTGTTGGTGTTCATTGTACACATTGGTTTCTGTTGGATGATCTACTCCCAACAAATCAGGAGAATCGACTTCAAAGTCCATCGGACCAGCACCATGACGAGTCATGTATGGTCGAGTCAAATAGATCAAGTTGACGTGAATTTCTGTATCAGGATGAGCAATCGCCCGTTCATCAGCATACTTCACTGGCACTTCCGCACCAACTGAGCTTGGGGTCAGATGAGGGAAAGTACCATACTTCTCATCCAACAACAGCCCCTGACTACCTTCAAAGACGACATCGTCATACTGATCCAGAATTTCAGATCCTTGTGTTGATGTAACCAACTTCATGTTGAGCACATCTCTACGGAACGCATCATGTATACAATCGTAGAACGCACGATCTGTGTCGCCACGTAAACGTTGACACTCATCGATGGAGTACTCTTGGATGGCGGTCATATACTTGTTGAACGCATCCTCATCGTCGACCAACCGAGTCAGAGTAGACCATGTCAGTGGAATTTCTTTGTGACGTTGAATGGTTTCAAATATCCCACACCCACAAGAACCATGACGATCTACTCCACGCTCTTCTTCCCGAATGATGTTCAACAACATATCGTATGGAGTGGACACTCGACAGTCAGGATCAATGAACACCACTGGTTTCATACTGTGGTTTCGAGTCAGTTCCGAATACTCATCACGAAACAGAACAGGGTTCACGATGAATTCTTTGGACAACCAAGTAGGAGAGTCGTTGAAGAATCCAGAACCGATATGATGGAATACATGACGCAGGCCGGAAGTGACCACGGTATGACCAGCTTGAGCTCCACCAGAATAACGAACTACCAGAGAACGAAACGGAGATTGAGTTACTAACTCGTGAACAGACTGACCTTTACCTTCATCACCATAATTTGCGCCAATAACAACAGACATACGTTTCATAATGTAAACTCCACAGGATGTATTCTAAGATTGGAACGAATTATACTACACATTGAGTAAGAAGTAAAGTAAAAATGGTGGGTGATTTCTCACCCACCGAAAAGACCAGTCTAGGTAAAAAGGAGGAGGTAAAAATCCTAGGCTGGTTGTACCACGGAGAGGTTAATCGAACAGTGCGTGACGGATAGACTGTTTCAGACTGGTTGAAGTGGCATCAGCCAGTACGGTTTCTGGGTTTTCACCTTCGTTCACACGAATCAGAGCAACTACGATTTCTGGGAGGTTGGTGTAATCATCAACCAACACAGCACGCTTACCCATATTTTCACGCCAGGAGTTCAGAGCACGTTCCGCACGATATCCAGAGTAATAGTTACCCTGTTCAATGATCAGATGGAACACGTTGTATTTTTCTTGAGCAGCATGTAACAGGGACTTCGCACTGGTGCGTTCATCAGTTGGTTCGTCGCCACCATAGACACGACCGATCTGTGAATCAGTCAGACCACGAGGGAAACATTCGTCACCCACAGTGAACAGATAACCCTTCTGACCACGTTTGTTGTAGCAGTCGATGTCGGTATGATACGCAGCGAAGTGCCATGGAAGTTCATATGACTCTGAGTCATTACCGCCACCGCAACCTTCTAACCACAGTTTGGTCAGATGATCAACCATACGATTGTCGGATTCGAACTGAGAGACCTGTAATGGTGCGTCATCGCAAGCAGCATCACCAATACCCATGAACATGATCTGGGGATCAGTCACTGGTAAGGACTCCAGGATATTGTTCATCAACTTACCAATACCAACCTTCGCCAGATTTTCTGCGATCATTCCCATCGAACCAGTGCAGTCAAGCCCTATGATGATCGGTGTAGAATTTGGATGATCAGATGAATCACGAGCTTCACGAATACCGATGTTCAGTGGATTGAGATCTTTGTGGATCTTACGAGTTTGTGACTGAGTGAATACTTGATCACGAGACAATGATGCGCTGGCGTTTGAATAACAAGCGAACGCTGAACGACTGTATGAACCTGAACCCATTTTGAAATACTCCAACACATGAATGTAAAGTAGGGATCGACAGAATTATCGATCCCATCAATTAACGACTAATCGAAGAAACTCTTTCCTGGTTTTGAGCCAGGAATTTTGAGTGAACCGTTTCCGCCGCCCATCTTCTTGAACATTTGCATCATCATCATGGTTTGCATCATGTTCCCACCAGCCAGTGGATTTGCTGTGCCGTCTGGAGACTGAGCACCCATCTGAGACATCAGCATCAGAGGCATCATTTCTGAGATGTCTTCTTCGCCACCCAGCATACCCATCGCCATCATTGGCATCATGGAAGACTGTAATTGACCCAGACCAGACTGACCACCAGGAAGCATGTTCATCAAAGAACGCAGCACCAGCACGCCAGAATCCATACCCAACATCTGAACCTTCGGTGGAGTCCACTGACTGGTCGTTCCATCCGGTTTCATCAGACGGAACGATTTGTCCGTTTTCTTCACGACCCAACCAGAAGGCTTACCAGTGGCGGAACTGTAAATCATGTCACCAACATTAACAGCAGAAGTCGGTGTGGACTGCGCAAACGCAGGCAGAGGCATACCGAAATCATCTATCAGGTTGACAGTGATTTGTGAGTCTTCTGGATTGGTTTCGTCCAGTTCCAGAGAAACGATACCGTCGTTTGTTTTGATACCCAGACGACCGGACATCATATCCCAAACGACACCATCACACTTCTGGAACATTCGGCTGATAAATTTTTCGTAGTTCATTATGTACCCTCACGATTGATTTGATTTTTGAAGCAACGATGAGAATGATACGCTCATCGTTACAGAAAGTAAAGTATTATTTTCTCAGTAATTCGTCACGAACGATGTTCAGAACTTCACCCAGCAAATTACATCCCTTCCAGTTGGTTGGATCGAGAATCAGTGGATCGTTTTCACCAAGACCCACTCCCCAAACTTTATCGTAAGGTGATGCTTCCACATAACGTTCTGAGTCATAGAAACACAGACGTTGGGCGGAAGAAGGATTCTGACCGAAGCGCAAACGATTACCGTTCAGAACGATGGCGAACTTACATTCGTCCACTTCTTCTGATCGTAGTTAGCGATCATGCGACCCAGACTTTGCATCTCTTTCGGGCTGGTTGTTTCCATGATCTCAGCAGCGATTCGATAGTCTTTGAACAACAACGCTTTACGGTGCATCATATACTGTTCTGCACAACAGTACTCTACACCCAAGTCATAGAACGGATCCATTGTCCACTGACCCACAAAATCTTTCCAGAAGAACACAAATTGTTCAGGTACTACTTTCATTTAATCGTCCTCAGACATGTTTACAATTCGTTGAGCCAGTAATGATCGCTCTTCACCTTGATACACCACCCATTCACCATCTGTGAATAAGTAGATGTAGTAGTTGTCGGCGTCTCTCAGGAACTGTGAACGAGTTGGATGGCGTTTCGGTTTACAATGCGACCAGTCTTCGCCACGATCACGGTGGTAGTAACGACACATCTTTTCATGTTCTGGTGTACGAGAATCGAACGGATGTTCTTCACCAATGATTTCACCCAGTGAAGAAAGACTTCCAATGGAAATTAGATGACGAACGATGTCTTCAGTGGTATAGTTCTTCTGAAGCGTGACGCCAACATAACTGATGTAACCGTCGTAGTTTACTTCGGTGGATTCGATTGACCCGTCGGCGTTTTGAATTGCGATTGTAGCGGGAGTACCCATTGTAAAGACCTCACATAGAATTGAACCAACACGATCATATTACTCGGTGTTGGTTCAATAGTAAAGTACTATTTTGTAGTGCAGAATGAAGAAACTTTAGAACTCTCTGGTTCCCCAGGAAATGGAAGCACACCATACTTGTCGTTGAACGATTGAAGACTCAGGATGGTTGTTGGAGCAGGATTGACATCGTTCGACATGATGTACACACAGGATGACTTGTTATCATACATCAGTGCTTTGTAAGTAATGTCCGGCACCGCAACACCATGACCAATGATCTTCGGACTATTACCCAAGATGACGCCAGTAACGACGTGAACATTCGTATTGTGGTCAATCAGTGACTTCTGAACAGCAGCTTCAACCAGTCGGATCATGTTTCGATTAGAGTTTGGTGTCTGAGGAACCATGTTCGCCATAGAGAAGGTATCGAACTGGGAATTCCCGTCCGGAGCATCATTGGATGGTGTCAGATGACCTTTGTCGTAACCTGCTTTGGCGTAGTCAGAAGCCAACGACTCAACTGGTTTGGGTAAACGGGTCTCGGTATGGAACGCATCCTTACGACCGATCTTAGCAGAAGCCTGAACATCAGATAGTTTCAGATACTCGGAAGAGAAGATTGGGATCTTGTGTTGTTGATCATACAGAACCACAAAGTCTGTATAACACAGTTCAGTCAGACCAGACGAAGGACTCGGTGCGGTTTGATCTTCATAGAACTGAGGACAACGGCAAACACGGAGAACGGTATCAATAGTAACAGTAAGAACTTACGCATCAGTTGATACCTTTGAGAATTTTGGAAATCAATTTCTTACAGTCTTCCACACCCTGAGCAGCAGAACCAGACTCTTCTTTACCGTAAGTCTTACGCCACTGGAATGTCTGTCCATCAGTTACAATCAGACCAACAGGTTCGGAGTCTTCATCTTTCTCCCACAAAGCAAGAGTAACGAAGTTTGTCTTTCCAGATGGACTGGGCTTGGCGTTCTTGTATAGGTCTACCATTCCACCGTCTTTCTTGGCAGCAGCATTGAGGATCTTAACTAGAGCAACAATTTCTTTCTCACTGAAATCTCTAGACTTGACTTCTTCTGTAACGAATTCTTTAAACGATTTCATCAGTAAACTTCTCATGTAAATTCGATGTGTCTATTTAACGAGGAAGTTTACATTAAATTTCGTCAAAAGAAAAGCCCAAACATTTCTGATTGGGCTGTAGTATTACACGGTAACAGTATCTAGGTCAGAGAGGATTACAAAATCCAGTTGAAGTAGGTAGCGAATGTAAAACTTGGTGTGGTTCCACCAATAGTGTAGTGCATACGCACAATTCTTGGTATCGGTAATGCTACAGCCGCATTGGCAACTTCCGTTACACCAGGATATACTGTTAGAGTTGTCTGACCAGTTGCAGAAATGGTCGCGGTCACTGGTTTCGTTGTGTAATCAATCCAAGTAGTACCAGCATCTGGGGAGTACTGAAGTTTCGCAACCAATGTTGGTGATGTACCCGATACCACAGTAACGTTGATGGTGATGACAGCGCCACGAGCGTTGTAGTTTGTTACAATGGTTCCAGCAACAGTCGCAGTACGAGCAGCAGAGGAATCCGCAGTGGTTACGAAGTTGTTTCTTGCTCGATCCCAAGTGGAGTTGTTGTACAACATCCCGTCCGCACCCTCATGGGTAATCGTTGGGTTGGCGTAGGAGTCAGCAGCAGCAGCAGCAGTTGGAAACTTCGCGTCGATCACTGGTGCTTGACCAGCGGAGTTGATCGCTAGAGTATATACGCCCGTTGAGTCTTGTATTAGAGCCATGTTATGAATCCTTTAGTTTTGAACACGATACATGATCGTTTTCTGATTGTTCACCCGACCGTTGTTTCTGGTTGAAATTGCAACCTTGAAAGATCCAGTTGTTACTGAGCTAGGTATTACGCGCACATCCAAATAATCGAACTCGGCATCATCTTCAAACTCCTTAGACACAGCGTTGGTGATCGGTGAGTACCAAGCTTCCAACATTGAGGTAGGAATGACATCCGCATCAGAAATCGTTACAATGAACGGGTTGATGAGACAAATTCCTGGAGTTCCTAATTGAACCGAATATTGAACTGTCTTGTGAGTTACCCAACCTACATCGTAATCTGAACCGGAAGTCTTTGTTAAAATTTGCTTTGTTGACCCGCCAGCAGGAATGAGTCGAGGTTTGATACTATCTCGGATGTAGTTCGCAACTCCAGTCGCTAGTAGGTTAATTCTATCGATCAAGAGTGACATAGATTACACCAAGCCAGCATTGAATGTGGAGACGAAGTCTGTGTTCGGTTCACCGATACCCAAGTTAGCGCAAGCCTGAGTCATCTGACCAGCGGTTAATGTTTGAGCAGCGTCATACCGTAAACGAAGACTCAGTGCGGTGGTCATGGTAGAAGCGAAGTTCGCATCATTACCAAGAGCAGCAGACAACTCTTGTAACGTATCTAGAGCAGTTCCAGCACCGTTGATCAGATCACTTTTCGCTTGAGCAATCGCAGCAGCCACTTTGGTGGATGACCACACTTGTGTTGAATTTGAAGCCGCATCATTGATCGTCAGAGTAGCAGGAATCGCGCTCACTGCTGCTTTCAATTCGTTGATCGCACCAACCAGAGATGACTTCTGTGTGGTGGTCAGTGTGGTCAGATCTCCATCCTGTGCTAGCATAAGGGTTCGGATGGATTTACATTCCGTTGCAACACGAGTCGCAAGGTCTGTGATTCTTACTTGTAACGTCGACATATTGATCTCCTCAGATCAGTTTGTTTTCAAATATCAGAGTGAAGTCCGGAAGATCATCACCTGTGTACTCTGGTCCCGGATCTCCCTTTTGACCTTTCTGTCCTTCTTGACCCTTTGGTCCAACCAATCCTGTGTTGATCAGTTGAATCTCTTTCGATTGACTTATCTTCAGACTAGACGAAATCTCTCCCACCGAGGTCTGACCCTGTGTTGCTGGATCAATCAACATAAGCTCGGTGGAGTAAACTTTCGAGACCGAGAATTGAGTTCCAGTAGGCATTACTTGGTCACCTCTGGTTGCACTTCGATCGTGAACGTATCTGTAGACACCACTTGAGCATTGGGTGTGGTGTACTGAATGTCGCACACCAGCGTTCCCGTTGGCCAGTCGGTGGTGTCAGAACAGTGTAACTGATAGATTCCTTGGCGATCGTCGACCACAGAGAATGACAACTCAGCAACCAGCCGAAGAGACTGTTGCGTTCTCACTTGAGACTTGACGGTCCACCCAGCGAGTGATTGTGGGACTCCGGTTTGTTTTAGAGTACACTGAACAACGAAGGTATCTCCGCGTTTGAAATTAATCTTTGCTGCCATTGATATATTCCTGATGAAACATTTGAATCTATTTAGAGTTTTCGTTAAGAAAAGTTAAGATTCTTACATACAGAAAAGCCCAGAACATTTCTGAACTGGGCTTTGTTTGAAACCGAGGGTTACTTGAAGTTTGACAGATCCAATCCAACAAGATAGATCGTACTGGTGTCACAATTCTTGACGATACATTCTTTGGTGTCTGGGTCTAAGATTCTAACACGACAACTACCGGTCGTGAATGAAATTGAAAGAACTTCACAATCCAAAATTTTGGTGGTCAGTTGCTCACTCATATGGTGACCAGTGTAGTATGGATGTTTACGGAAATCAATTTTACACTTCGGTAGATTTTCATTCTTCTTCATCGTAGATCCCTTCACGATCATTGATCACCAGATCGATCGAATCGTTCAGTAGCCGATATTCTTGGTACTCTTGAGACTGAGAACATTCATGAAACCCAGGAAGCCAAACTTTACGGACCGAATCCATGAACGAGTTAATGTAAGAGAACAACAGATGATCTGTCAGGATAGCTTTGGCGTGTTGTGAATCACCATCAGCGATAGTCTTCAATATCAGTCGTTCGATATCTTTCACGTAAGCGAACCGATGATTGGTTCCCATCAAATACCAAGTCGCCTTGTTGGGATCATTGTATTCGAATAGTTCGTTCAGACCGTTCAACAACAGGAATCGTCTGGAAATTTCATCCTCATTGTTAGAATGGAACTGTTCTGACACTCGCTGAATCAGTCCATCAACATCGCGTTCAATGTCTGAGAACTTATATTCGATGTATGAGTTGTTGTATCCAGAGGTTCCAAGATTTTCACCAACATAGTGTTCGATGACACGATTGTCGATGATGTGTTGGACAACATCTTGACGAATCATCGCGAAATCAACAGGTGTTGCGGTTCGACCATAGTATTGAACAGAAATGTTCTCATCATGAACTTCATCGAAGAACATCTTAACATCAAACTGATCCAGATTCCGATTTGGAATCACAATATTTGGTCCGAGTAAATCTATGATGATATTCAAACCAACACCAGAATTATTTTCACCAGCGCCGTAGTCGTTGTACTCACTCTCAAAGAGCATCGGGATTGGGTGGTACAACGCTGTGGTGTGACAACGATCTAAATACCAAGACTTGAGTAACGGAACCACATAAACTGACTCACCGCAACGGATTGGTAAGTTACTCAGACCGCAAGTTTTGTCCCAGCTTCCCATTATGATCCATCCTTCATTTGAAATTGTTTTCGTATATCATCAGAGCATCGCGATGCTGATTCAACCCAGCCATCAGAGTAATATGACTCACCAATGCAAGATAAGTCTATGTTGTGTTCTTCGACAGTTTTGATTACAGACAAAGTTTGTTCAACAATCAATTCTGTAAATTTGTAACGAATCAGTCGTTCAATCCATTCTTGAGATATCGGAAGATTGTCTGGAATATCTTCAACAACCGATATGGTGGCTTCCGAGAACAGTTTGTCTATGAGTTCTCTATTCATTCCCAGTTCACCGAAGTCAGATCCATACAGGAAATTCGGTCAATTGAAAATTCGGCTATAATACGTTTAGAATTCAATTTACCCTTTCCAGCACAGGAGAATCGGAACGAAGGTTCTTCACAGTCCACGATAGACCGTAACACTTCGCCTTGTGGAGTGTTCAAAATGAATACATCCGCAGTAACAACGCCGTCGATGATGGAAAAGTTTTCACAACGGTGACTGATTCGATCGATCGGGATATCTAACCCACGATATTCTGGTTGACCAACAGTTCCATACACCACATCGCCCCGATTGTTTAGTCGATCCACCACCGCTTCCATCACTTCTTTCGGGTACACATTACCGTTGCGATTTGGAACGTCGCAACGCAAAAATCCAACAGTCAAGTCTTTCATTGAGTTATCTCACATAGTAAAGGATGATGAATGATACCGGTGATGATTCGAAAAGTAAAGTAAAATCCAAAGAAAAAGGGAGCACGAAGCTCCCTGTTGAATTACTGCGAAAAGAACACTCAGTTCACGATGATGCATCAATGCTGTACTGGTGTTGTTGGAAGCAACATGACGAGTAGCAAAGTCGTCCCATGGGATAGCAGCCCACACCATTGACGTTCCGCAGGATGAGATTGAATCATCTTCCCAGTCTTACTTCAAGTTACTGGTTCCATCAACAAATCTATTCGCCCATTCATCAGAGGGTATGAACCTACATAGATGAATCTAGACTTCAACTTGACGACTACATTGAAATTGTGTCTCCCGACCGGACTCGAACCGACAACAGGCGATGACTAGGAAGTTGGCGCCTCAGCT